CTGGTGTTAGTGGAAAGATTGGGTTTGTATTTTGTGCCATTTAAAAGCCTCCGATTGACCAAGATTGCAATTTAGGAATTGGTGATGATGTACCGCCACCCGATGAGGCGATAGTGATACCACCCGCTGAATTTGTAATTGTTATGTTGCTACCAGCAGTCAAGTTTGCATAAGAAAACCCTGTTCCATTGCCAATTAATAATTGACCATTGGTAGGAGTAGATGCAAGAGCAATTGCCAATGTGCCACTTGTTGTAATTGGTGAACCTGTTACAGACAAGAATGATGGGACAGTTGCCGCAACGCTTGTGACTGTGCCAGAGCCACCAGTAGGAGCCGCCCACGAACCATCACCACGCCAAAAAGTAGATGCTGATGCTGATGTACCGCTATTTAAGTTGGTTACAGGCAAATTACCAGTTACTTGTGTTGCAAGATCAACATTTGATAACGTGCCACCAAGGGTTAAATTGCCACTTGATGTAACTGTGCCTGTGAGTGTGATGCCGTTGACTGTTCCTGTGCCACCAACGCTTGTAACTGTTCCGCTACCTTTGTTGTTAAACGTAGTCCAATCAGTAGAAGTTAAATAACCGCTAACTGATGTAGTCGCCGCTGGCATTGATATATCAGGTGTTGCTCCACCCGTTGATGCAACAGGACTTGTCGCAGTTACAGATGTAACGGGTGCAGTTCCACTTGATGCGGAAGTTATTAAACCTTTGCCATTTACTGTAAGAGTTGCATTGGTAAATGATCCAACATTTGTGTTAACTGTGGCAAGCGTTCCTGCGGCAGTCACATTTGTAGAGCCATCAAAACTTGGACTTGTGTAAGCCAAGTCACCTGTAATGGCTAATGTTCTTCCTGTTGTAAGAGTTGCGGCGCTACCTGTTGTACTTTGATTTAATGTAGGAATGTCTGCGGCAACAACTGCCCTAAATGTTGGTACTCCAGAAACCCCATTAGGTGCGCCTAAAACAAAGTTAGCAGTCTTACTTGCGTATGGGTTCTGAGTATCACCATATCCAGATGCTAGGCTAATTGCTGGTGTAGTACCACCAGACGATACAACTGGAGAAGTTCCTGTTACAGAAGTAACTCCACCAGCACCATAATATCCAAGACTATTCCATACTGTAACGCCATCACCAAGTTTAATTTTGTTTGTGTCTAACTCTAGACCAATTTCTCCTTGAGCAAGGAGAGTATTTGCCGTTGTCCATTGGCTTGCAGTACCTCGTCTTAACTGAATCTGAATAGCCATCAAGGACTCCCTGCGTCTAGGGCAGTAGTACCGCCATAGATAGTATTGTAAAACCCACCATCAGCATTATAAAAACCTGTGCTTGTACCAGCACCAGATAATCCAGCCGCACCACGATCACCCTTTTCGCCCTTTTCGCCTTTTACTTCGCCAACATTGATTGTTTTGCCATCAGACAATGTAAAAACAAGGGAATCGTCAAAATCTACTTTGGCATTTACAACAGAAACGCCATCTTCACCATTTTTACCATCTTTACCAGTTAAGCCGTCTTTTCCATCACGCCCATCTTTACCATCTTTGCCATCACGACCAACATTACCTTTATCGCCTTGTAAGCCACGATCTCCCTGTTCTCCTTTAAGTTTTTTAACAGTATCAACTTTTTCTGTTAACTTGGGTAACTCTTTATCAAGAAGAATAGCAATGGCAGAAACCTTGGCTTCTGTTGAAATATCGGAAAGAATGACTTTTTTAAAGTTCATTACTCACCAATAATGCTTTTTAGGAATTCATTGTCTTTTTGGCTTTGCTTTTGTTTATCCATCATCTGCATTTCAACAATCTTGCTCTTATTCTTGATGTCAGCCTCTTTGAGCATCAAATCAGCAATCTTAACTCGCTTATCAAACTCCCTTTGGTTGGCATCAGCCTCATTGGGTAAGTTTTTAGTCAAAGATGCACTCATCTTGGCTTGCACTTCTTGTGGCATCAACTGTGCCTCAACAGACAACTTTTGAGCCTCTGCACGATTCTGTTCTGCCTGAGTGGTATTAACAGCAATCTGCGCTTGAGCCGCTTGCATAGCCAATTGTTGCTTAACTTGCTCCATTTCTTGCGCTTGTGGGTCAGGTTGACTCATCTTCTCCAACATAGCAATCAATTCCATCCTGTTAGATAGGCTCGAATTAGCCAAAATTCCCTTCAGAATCACAGGCAAAACAGGAGTATTGGGGCCAAGCGTCTGAAGTAGGCCAATAAACTGCTGTTGCTCGTACTCTCTAGCAATAATTCCCAAGGTTGCCGTAGGAGTGAAGTTCATATCGACAGAGGGATAACGCTCTGGGTCGAACTGCATATAGCGGAAAGCCGCTTTTTGAATGAACGGGATTAAGAAATCCTCTTGGAAGTTCACCAAAGTGCGTTTGTACTTCTTGATGATAGAGGCGACAGCCATAGACATTCCGCCTTGACCACCATCTCTAGCAACATTGCTGATCATGCCTTGGGAATCAAGAGTTCCCGTTGCTTGTAACAACATACGCTCAAAGTCTTTTGCCGTTGCCAAGTTGTTAGGGTCAGTTGAACCAAACTTGAAAGGATAGAGAATCTCAGAAGGTGCGCCATTTGTGAGGATTGCCTTGCCAGGCTTTACCTCAAACTTCATTCCTCTTGGTAAACGAGTAGCGTCCATAGCAATCATGGGGCTAGTGGTAAGTGCAAGGGAATCTAGGTGGCTACGAGTCTGTGCGTCAATAGCCTTTTGCATATTAAACGCCTTCTCTACTGTGCCTCTGCCTAGCAATCTGTTTGGAACTGTGTCATCTTGATAGGTCAAGACAGGACGATCCTTCATCATATAAGGATTGGCTTCAGCCTTTAGGAGTTGACCATCATTGGCAATGACAACAATGGCTTCTACCAAGTCAGCATATTCCTCTGCCTCAGAGTTATCTGGGAAAAGGTCAACAATATCTTTGTTTTCTTCTAGATTCTCTAGGTATTCCCGTGGAACTAAGCCGTAGTACGTCAACAACAAGACTTTCTCATCTTGGTATTGGCTAACCTCTTGGGTAGGCTCAAGGTCAGAATCGTCACCAGAAGTGGTAATGTTTACCTTGCGATAGATGCCAGCCTCAATGCCTTGGACAATCTTGTGGATAGAGACATATTTCTCTATCGCAACACCCATACAGTCGCTTACAGAAATACCATTTGGATCGAACAAGAAGTTCTTTGGGTTTACAGGAGAAATCTTGACAGCAATGCGCTCTCTCTCCAACACTCCAATAGCCGCTTGCCCCGCTTGGCCTGGTATCGGCTGAGTAGACGGGACATACTCTGTCTCAGTCATCACCACAACTTCGCCTATGCCTGTGCCATAAATCTCAGCCATCAGTTCAATTTGATCAATGGCTTTCCTAATCTTGTCTTTCTTGAAATCTTCTGTGAGTTGACGCTTGATCATCTCCACATCTATGTCGTTGCCATTGACATCTTGGATGTTGTCTTCAATGTCAAAGAAGTCTCCCTGACCAAAGATTGCTTCCATGATCTCAGCATGGCGAGTCTCAACTGCTTGTTGGGTGGCAGGTGTGACAATTCGTGAACGCTCAGATTCACGGCTCTTATCTTCTACTGCCCACTCACCACGGAAAATGCGCTCGTACTCTAGCCAATAGGGAAGGAAGTTGGTGTTTCTGTAATCACGCCAACGATCACAATGGTCAACAACAAAGGCAGTTAAGTCCTTGTCAGCCTGTGTAGGCTCATCGTAACTACCCTGATCTTCGATCTTCACTTCTTTGTCTGTTGCCATTTAAACCCCACTAATTATGTCAACTGGCTCCCACTCATCTTCTTCAACATCCTCAAAGTAAGAAGTCACGGCTAACTGGTCAATATATGACAAAGCATCTGGCAAGTCATCATGCACTCCAATGGCGGGAAATAAAAGAAGTTGATCTTTAAATTCATCCCAATCCTCCTCAGAGTTCAGCACAATACGCCCATGCTCAAATCGACCTTGGAGACTCCAGATAATTCTGTCAGCCTTTTTCCTGTTGCCATGCGTTAAGTCAACTATGTGCGAATATACATTATTTTTACGCATAAGGTCAGAAAGATACGGCAAAACTGCATTTTTTAACGCACCTCGCTCAATTCCAACAGCCAAAGGTCTGTAATCTCGCATCTTCATCAGGATAGTTGCCGCAGTCTCACGGATGTCCCAACGCCCATAGACAATCTCTTTGACAAACCATTTGCCGTCTTCAGTTACCTTGACAACAGCAATAGCGGTCTGGTCTAGCCTTTTCTTGGAATTAGCCGCTTGTTTGGCAACTTCCTCAAATCCTGCCAAGTCAATGGCTAAGTAGTAACTGCCGTATTGAGGTTCTTCACCGTACTTAATCCATTCTTCCTTAAACACATTGCTACCAGCATTGGTAAAACTAGCCATGTATTCTTGCTTGAAAGCAAAGGTAGAGAGGGTTTTCTTGGCTGACTCAATCTCAGTTGGGTCGATCAAGGGGTTGTCTTTGGTTGTGAAGTGCCAAGACTTCCAATCGGCATCATCTTCAGACTGCCCTAACTTGTAGAGGTCATAGAACCAGTTTCTGCCTTTTGGCGTACCAATGAACATGGCTCTGCCTTTTTTGTCTGACAGAGAAGCCCTGATTACTTGCTCCCACGCTTCAGGCTTAATGTCTGCCACCTCGTCTAATACGGCATAGGTAAGAGAGACACCCCGTAAGGTATCAGGTCTATCAGCACCACGGACATAGATGGTTGCCCCGTTGATGGTTGTAATATCCTGATTATTGATATGAGCGTTTTGGATAACTTCACGCCCTAGTTCCATCAGGACTTGCCAAATAATCTGTCTAGCCTGACCATTGGTAGGCGCAACATAAAGCACCGCAGAACCCGCAGGGCATTTCAAGGCTTCAATAAGTAGGGTGACTGCCGCCATACGGGACTTACCGCACCTACGACCAGCCGCAATTACCTTGAACCTAGTCTTATCCTTAAAGACTTCTTCTTGCCAAGGCAGTAGGGAGAAATTCAGATCACTCATTATTTCTTCATCATTTGCATGATTTGTTCTTGAAGTTTTTGAGCCTCAAGGGTTTGGTCTAAGGTTGCATCTTTGGCAGAAGGATCATTAGAAAGAATCCTAGCCAAGATAGATTGTTTGGCAGAAACAGGGTCTTTTTCATATTCAGTACCTGCAAACATCTTTTGCTGTGAACCTGTTAAATCAAAGTTAGGGCTTATCTCGTTTTGGCGCATATAGATACGCAAAGCCTCATTCTTCGCCACAGCCATCTTCTCTTGAGGAGAAAGCGTAGAAAAAGGATTTAAGATGATTTTATTGTCTTCAGCCGCCATGCCAGCAACTTCAGGTCTTTCCTTAAAGAAGGTAAGTTCTGATTTATAGGGAGTTCTCATCCCATAAAGTTTTACAAGATTATCCATTTTTATCCTCTATGTCTTCAGCGTCTATGGTTTCGGGGGTATGCGTAATCTCGCCTATTCCAGTAATGTTGATGGTTACAGCACTACGGGACTTGCCTTCTTTCTCAAACATACTGACTGGCAACATTCTGTCCATGCAGAGTTTGATGGCGGCTAGTTGGGCAGGGTGTTCGTCATTAAGGGCAATCTCTACTGCTTTGTGGACAACTCTAGAACCTGCACTGTTTATCAGGAGATTCTTTAGTTCTTTTAGTTGGGCAGTCTCAGTCTTAGGTAGGGTGATGAGTTCAGGCTTATCAGCATAACTGGTAAGGGAGAACTGTTTATTAGTTGACCCTTTTGGTCTACCACGGGGTTTTGTTTCAGTCATTACTTTTGTCCACAAACGTGGAAGTTGCTTCCCCTGATTATGAACTAGATTTATTTGTTGAACAATAGGGTAATCCCTGATATAGTAAAGACAACGGGG